GGGAGGACTGGTACCCCATTTTGTATCATTGATTGAGATAGTTGTTTAACTGCTTCTAATTTATCTTGTTCTTTACCAGAGTCTGATAAGAATATACCATATTGAGATTCCATATGCTCCATACTATCTATATCTAAAAAATCAGTAGTACCGTCAGGCATAACATACATAGTTTTCTTTCCAGATAACCATGCTTCTTTAGAATAATCTAATAAAGCTTGTAAATCTCTTTGCTCCATTCTATTAAATTTTCTAAAATAGTCTTCTGTAATATGAGATGATTGTACAATAGCTTGTTGTGAAGTTGCTTTACCTTCATAACTTCCTACCTGTCCTTGTCTTTGTCTATTTACTCCAGATAATTTTTCCCATTCTTGCATTATAGATTCTAATAAAGCAATGTATTGCTCTATTGTTTTTATAGACATATCCATCACAGATTGATGTTGTGGATTTAATTGAATCCCTTCTTTATTATAATCTACCCAAGCAATACCAGAACCTTCTACATAATACATAAATTTATCCATATCCCATTTTTTAGGGATCATATTAATATCAAACTGTGCAATAATATCTTTACTTCTAGCTATTGCAAGTTCTAATCTATATTTATAAATATTATAATTTAATTGATAAGGTATACCTAATTTAACTAAAGAAATGTTTGAAGTATTAACATTAGAATATCTAATACCATTAATTGGAAGTTTACATGTAGAATTATTATCTATAGAATTTCTTTGATTTACGATAGGGTGAATTTTAACATACATTCTACCATCAATTCTTGTGCCTTCCCATACTTCATTAACCCATTTCCAATTTAATTTAGCTCCAGTTTCCTTTAATTCTTCAGGCATTCTAAAACCATCTTCTACAATTTTTTCTTCTAAAGCTCCTGTATTAGGATCCATAAATGTTAAAAATCCTATTCTTTTTCTAGATTTCCAATATACCTGAGCTACTTCAATTAATCTATTTCTATATGCGTTAGCATCTTTATTCATAGAATTAGTATATAGAAAATACGAGTCAGATTCTGAATGTCTAGGTTCTTCTAATTCAGTTAAATGTTGTTCAGTTAAATATTCATAATAAGCATCTATTACACTAGAAGCATGTACATATTTTCTAACTAATGCCCAATCTCCATCTTCTACAAAATCTAAATCTGGATCAAGATCATAATCTACATCTATAGGATTTAATATTTCATAAAATGGTTCTTGATTTCTTACACCTCTATGGGTATATACTTCTCCAGAAACTAAAAAATGAAACCAAGCTTTTTGAAATTTATCATGCATTTCTTGATCATGCATAATAAAATTCATAGCCTGTTGTCCTTTAATAGCTCTATTATCTACATAAGTTGATTCAAATTGTTCTGCTATATGTTGAGGTAATTGTACTTCTTGTTCTTCACCTTCAAAAGTTCCATTTTTTATCATTTCATTAGCAAATTGCTGTTGAAAATTTTGATATATTAAATCATTTTTTGCTTGCTCTTTAGTAGATATAGCATCTGCATTTTGTACTGTAACAGTGAAATTGAGAGGCCTTTTAGATTTCTCACCTAACAAAAGATCTATGATAGGTTTAATTATGGGATAATTACGCATTTGAGAGGGAAAATTAGATCTGCTTTTACCGTAAGGTTTTAGCACATATTTATAATCTGCCTCGTCAATTACACCGTTATAGTATTCATATAATTGTTGTAAAGATTCTTTTCTATTACTTCCAGCACTACGTCCAGAATTAGATAATTCAATATAAGCTTCTACACAAGCTTCTTTCCATTTTTTAGTTTTTTTGGACAGAGGTAGTTTCTGCCTCGGTATTTTATCATATCCCATAATCTGACAAATTTAACTATATTTTTTTTAATTTGTTGCGTTTATAATTCTTTTACTTTGTATATTATATATATAACACTATAAATAATTACAAATATCATATAAACTATACTTTAAAGTAAGTTCTTTACCTTGTTCTATTTTAGTTAAAGTTTTTAATCTTTTATAATCTGTATTTTCATCATCATCTATAAGTGCACAATTAGGATTTTCTGAATGATTTATAAATCCTCCTAATGGTGTTCTAATATAATCATGTTGAAAATTTGGATCATATACATGACTTATACCTATAACTACCTCTCCCGGAATATCTTCTTTAGCTAGGATCCCTACGCCATGAATGTTTGATGGTCCTATTGTCAAGTATTCTGGTAGAGGGTTATAAGGTTCTTTTTCTTTACATTTATCCATATTAATAATAGTTTTGATCAAACCATTTATCAGCTGATCTATCTTCTAATATATCTTTAACTTCTGAGTTATATAATTCTCTAGTATGATACATACCGATCATTAACGCCATAACACGGTCAAAGTTTCCTGCATGATTAAATTTTATTAACTCCATTAATAATCCAGGATCATATATTTTATGCAAATTTAGTAATTGTTTTCCATTTTCGTCTTTTCTTCTGACAGTATTTAACCAATCACGTATATATATTTCTCCTTGACGTTTTCTTGCTTCTGTCATATGCATACCATATTGACGTTTTACTGTCTTACTTCTAAGTTCTCTTTTATCTAACATTTCAAACTCTTCTTGTAATTTATGTAACTTCCTATATCTTTTAGCATATGCTATAACTTCTCCACGATCATTCTCAAATCCTATCTTACATCCATAATAATCAGCTAATAAAAATAAGTTTCTATTATATTCATCTTGTGTTTTTGGTCTTCCTACATATGAAGCTACAATAATATCATCTGGTTGAGATATATTATTAGGCCTTTTTAAAACATAAGCTGCTCCTAAAGAGCTAGAATCTGCAGATTGATTTTGTCCATAAGGGTCATGACAAATTACATACATATTTAAAGGAACTTGTTGTTTTTTATTTCTATACGGAGATTCATATATAACTATAGCTCCTGTAGTATCATCATCTTTTCTATGTGGAAATTTTAATACTTGTTTTAAATCTCCATCTATTTTAAATTTAACTTCACCTTTATTATCATGATACAATCTTCCTACAGTACCTATTGAATGAAGATTATTAGCTTTTATATTGTTATACTGCTCTTGTAAAGAAGCTACATCAAATAAATTTGCAGTAACTTGTAATGTAGCCTCTTGAGGAGAAAAAGGGTGCTCTGCTATATATTGGTCTAAAGATTTAGCATCAGCAGCACCTTTCTTCTTTTCCCTCATTTCTTTTTCATATTCAATAGCTATATTAGCTAAAGAATTACCTTCATCATCTATAAATCCATCTAAATTTTTTTGTATTGGAATAAAGTACCCACATTTACTACCCATAGCTCCTTCATCCCATATATTTTCATAGTCCATACAATCATATGCTTCAGGATTATAAAATATTTCTTCCATTGCTTCAAAATCAGCACCTTCTGTACCACCTGTACCAAATGCAATCATTAATCCTAATGTTTTAGCACCTTGTCTCATTGTTGGCATAGTTACTTCCCATGCTTTTAATAATCCTGGGAATGATCCTGCCTCTTCAAAAAATACTAACTCACCTGCCTTACCCCTTACTTTATCTGGATTATCTTTTAAACTTACCCCCATAATTTGAGACTTCATCCCCATTTCAATTTCTATACCATTAATTTTCTTTTTATATCCAGACATTTTAGTCATTTCTCTATCTCTTAATCTTGGTTGTGCCCATGCTGTATGATCATCTATAAAAGATAAAAACTCCCAAGCTTTTGAAAGTAATCCATCACCAATTAAATATTCTTTTTGTGCAGCAAATACAAAATTTTTAGAATTACGTACAAAAAAATAATTACGTGCTAACATTGCACCTGCTTTATAAGAATATCCTTTACGCCTAGCTTTTAATACAATCATATGTTTATTACTAGCTCTAGCTTTATCTATTTCTTGAAAATATTCCCAATCACCGTCATAAAATCTAGGAAAAGTACGCTCACGTTTAGACTGTATACTACCATCTGGTAATACTTCATCTACAGCTCTATCAATAGGACAATAGTTCAAATAAAAATAATGAAATCCAGTAACATTTATATCTTTATCTGTATATCCATACATACATCTTCTTTTTTCTTCGTCCCAAAAGTCATAATATTCTTTTGTTCCAGGAAGAGATGCTGTATAATAACCGTTTTCTATAAAAGAAAGGGCTGCTCGTCTGACTCTATCGGTTTCTTTAAACATTTATTTTTAATCTTAACTAATTCAGAACATTTTTCATATTCTTCTGTACTTGTAAAATATTCAATGACTATGTCTATCATATCTGGAGATCTACCATCTTCTTGTATTGGATCAAATGGTAAAGGAAAATCATCTATTTCTTCATTCTCTAAATTATAATAAATATCATCTAAAGTTTTACGTTTAGTTATAATGTTATAAGCGTTATTCATTGCTCTACTATAGAGTTCCATGTCTTCTAAAAAATCCATTACATACTATATTTATTTACTTCAACTCCGCCTCTATTTGTATTAGCGGCTTGTTCTTCTTTTTTAACTATATCTTCTAACCTAGTTAATCCATCTACTACTTTTCCCATATTAGATAAATTACTAATTAAATCTTTTGCATGAAATATAGGTTTACCATGATCATCCATTAAATGTAAATCTATATCTCTAAAATATTTTTCTAATTTTATAATAGATTCTCTTGCTGCTTTTAATAATCTTACTGCTGAAGTCTCTATTAATTTTTCATATTTTTTACAAGCACCTAATACTTTAGGTGAAGGTTTCCATTTCTTTTTTTCGCCAAATATACTATTTTTTACTTCAATAATACGTTGATTCCAATCGTATACTGAAAAAGGAGAACGATGGTCTATCATAAAATATACAAAAGATAATTCTGAAGTTGATAAATCTTTAAACTCTAAAATAGTTAAAGCATAAGAACTTGGAACAGCTTTACCATCATCAATATGTATTAAATCATTTCTCATTTTTATTTTTTTTATTGATATGTTTTACTCTATTAGGATTAACTGAAAATTTACCAAAATATGGTAAACGTATACTTTCAAATTTTCCCTCTTTCATTATCTTTTCTATATATTTAAACTGATGATTTATTATTTGTTCTACTTTACTTAATGGTAAATTATATTTATTAGCTAAATAATATATTATTAGTTTTTTATTTTTCGCCACCATCTCTATCATTATACTTAGCAATATCTTCCTCGTCTATTTCTATATTATTTTCTTTTGCTATTTTTATATTTCTTTGCATAATTTCTTTAGTTGACATAGCAGGTAATATTGCCCATTTATTTTTAGGGCAAACTGCAGTAGCCCATTTAGCTTTATGTTGCATCATACACCCACATTCTGTGCATCTATAAGCATTTTTATCAAAGAATTCACATGTATTACATACATCTAATCTGTCAGCATATTCATCAGGAGTAACATTAGGTCCTCCATCTCTTATATACTTCCCTAAATCTTTAGTGAACGATTTCATCATCTGAAACAGACTCGGAAATTTTCTTTTTGGTTGGTCTTCATGGTTCATATTCATCAATTTTTATTGTTAATAATTTTCCTTCAGGATCTTGAACTATTAATATTTCGTACACATCTGTACTAAAATAAGTTAAAACAAATCCTTTTAACATCTATCCTCTATTAATAGTTATTTCTACTAAATCAGTATCTGGGTTTAAAAATGGATTAAGTTTATATGTATTATAAGATAATATCATTGCTCCTTTATCTTTAAACTTTTTTACATAATTATTTAATGTATTATAATCTTTAATTCCTACAATTCTAGCTACTGCTTTTTTATTTGCTACACTGCAGATATTTATATCTTCTCTAATTATATTAGTATCTATAAATGCAGATATAATAGCTAATTCTTTATCTGTTAAATTAAATATTCCATTCCATAATTGAACATACTTATATGTAGTGTCAATATTAACTGTTATTTTTCTTTTTTTCATCTAAATATTCTTTATATGCTATTGCTTCTTCTCTAGTATTAAATTTGTGCTCTTGATTTGGGTCATACCCACCAGTAAAATCATTTTCACCATCATTAAGATTTAATTTACTTTGTATTTCTTTTTCTTTTTCTAATTCTTTTAATAATGCTTTATCTCCAAGTAAATCTTTTTTATCTCCTGGATAATTTTCTGGTTCAAATATCATTTTTACATCTTTAATAAAATTATCTACTGGAGATCTTTCTATTATCCAACGTCTTCCTCTAACTGTTTTGTTCTTTTTTAATTGTGCTAATAAACTCATTTTTTAAAATTTTTATGGGTAGTACCCGTTATTAAACATATACATTTATCTTTTGTTGTAAAAATTCTACGACTACAGTCTTTATTATGCAAGCCTAAGTAATGTAAAAACTTATATTTTTTTAATAATTTTTTAATCATTCTTTAATTCTATTTTAGCTGATGTTCCTTCAAAAGTAATCTTTGATGTTTTAGATTGTCTGTTAAATTCTTCTACATGTTTCTCTATATCTGCTCTAGATGATAGAAAAGATAAAAATACTTGTAATTCTTTACTAGCTACAAGAAATTTTTCTTCCATTTCTTTAATTTC